CTGACATGTCATCGTTTAGTGTGAATCTAGCAATATCTGTGGCTGCAACATATTCTGAATTATATTCTTGTCCTAGTGCAACTGAATGTCCTGGTCCCCATGGACCTGGGCCTCCTGCCCCACCAGAACTACGAGGACGGCGGGTGTCGGTACGAATTTGAAAACCAACTATTTTGGTTACATCAATTGCATCTACTACAGCGGCTAAAATATTTGGTGGTGGAATCCATTCCCAAGGCTTGTCTTCTCCGTGTTTTCTGAAGAAACAATCTCCATATTTTACGACATTTCTTGCAATTTTGAATAAACGGATTGATAAGTTGTTTATACGAGACCAATGACGTATAGCTATTCGTAAAGTCATTACGGTTGTATTATCAATAGTTTGACCTTCTTCTGTAGGTAAATCTATGTCAAAAAATAGATCAGTTTTTCTGTTAACCCCAGTCATTTCTTCTGCTATGGTATCTAATGCACGAGCGACTTCAACGTCGGTATCCATTATATCGTATTCACGATATCTAGTGAGGCGAGTTGCACTTCCTTGCACTAAACGTTGATACCACGAATAATTGCCGAAACTGGCATATGAACCATCAATTCCTTGACTGTCTTGTTGTAAAACAGTGTCTGGTTTTGGAGTAACTATTCTGAAGAAGCTTTGTATTTTTGCCATATTGTAGTTGACATTTCCTTAAATGTTGAATATACTACTTGTATTTATGGGGAAAGTGTAACATGTATACATTAGAACAATTAATTGAAATTTATAATAGTGGTCAAAGAGTATCACCAAAAACATCATTGTCGAATTATTTAAAAGAACAAACTTTATTTTTAATAGAGCCTGCTTTTCCACGACAAAGACTTTTTCATTTAATAAACCAAACTGAAAAAATACCTACCTGTAAAGTTTGTGATGTTCCTGTTAAATGGGATGACGCCCAGCCTACATTAAAACAAAAATACCGAGAATTTTGTAGTCAATATTGTAGTACGCAAGATAAAGATCTAAAAAAACGAAAACTAGAAACTGAGCTTCAAAGATATGGTGTCGGTAGAAAATCTATTGTTAAGAAAACTAATGAAACTAATATAGAAAGATATGGGGCGGCTTTTGCTATACAAACTCAGGAATATAAGCAAAAACAAAAAACCACCAATTTAGAAAGATACGGTGTTGAAAATGTTATTCAAGTTGCTGCCGTTAAAGCACGACGAGTAAAAACTAACATTGAAAAATTTGGTACCAAAACACCTGCAGAATCAGAAGAAATAAAAAATAAAATAAAAAATATTTGTACTAAAGATGATGGCCTGTATGAGTCTCAACGTCATATTCCAACAGAAGTTTTTGCTCTATTACAAGACAAAGATTGGTTGTATCAAAAACATATTGTTGAAAAGAAGAAAGTATTTGAAATTTCAGAAAGTTTGGGCGTTCATTTTAAAACTGTTGTAAGACATTTACAAAAATTTTTTATTGAAGTAAAATATTATTCGTTTTCTATGTTGGAAAATGAAATATACGAATTTATGAAAAACAATGTTGATTTAGAAATAATAAGACGAAATTACAACGTTATATCTCCACAAGAGTTAGATATTTTTATACCAAAACTTAATCTTGCTGTAGAAGTTCATGGGATATATTGGCACTCAGAATTATCAGGTAAAGATAGACATTATCATTTAAATAAATATACACAATGTAATGCTAATGGAATCCATCTAATTCAGATTTGGCAAAATGAATGGATTTTAAAACAAGACATTATTAAATCTAAACTTTTATATTTATTAAATAAAAATAATAAAATATATGCCCGAAAATGTGTAATTGAAGAGATCTCTTCAGAAAAAATAAAAGAGTTTTTGGATAAGAATCATCTTCAAGGCTATGTACGATCAACTGTTAATCTTGGGTTATTTTACAAAAATGAATTGGTTTCTGTTATGTCTTTTGCACAATCCAGATATGATAAAAAATGTGAATATGAAATGACACGTTTTTGTAATTTATATAATAATAGTGTTGTTGGAGCGAGCAGTAAATTGCACAGTTATTTTATTAAAAAATATAAACCACGATCAATTATATCTTATTGTGATTTACGCTACGGAACTGGAAATATGTATAAAATATTAGGTTATACACATACACACAATTCTGATCCAAATTATTTTTATTTTAAAAAAGGAAAAGATTTAAATCTTGAATCGAGAATTAAATTTCAAAAACATAAACTTTTTAAGCTTTTGCCAATATTTGATCCAGAACTAACCGAATGGGAAAATATGCAATTAAACGGATACAATCGTATATGGGATTGCGGAAATGCTGTTTATGTTTGGAAAAATTAAATTGTTTCGCTATTGTAATTTCCTAGCTGCTTCCATTGATGCTTTTTGTTGCATTCCAGGTGCAAGTAATGCTTTGACTGCTTCTGTATTAACATAAGCCTTTAATAACTCCGCAGTGTTCGAAGCTATTTGTTCTTGCACAGATTTTGCTTGATGCATTAGGTTAAGTAACGATTGCATTGGATCAGCGCTGGCTGCTGTAGGTGTTGTTTCTGTGACAGAAGCTGGTGCAGTTGGTCGCGCACCTCCAGGAGGCGTTATTAACGGTGGTTGTCCTCGTTTCAAACGTCGTTCGTTAATTTGTTCTATTGTTGTTGTAGCGGTTGGATCGGGTTCTGATGTCCAATCTGCAATTTTGTTACTTAAAGCAGTATCAAGTCCAGTCTCTTTCATTATCATGCCAGTAGCTTCGTATGCTGCAACACCCGTCGCCGCAAGAATTCCAGCTTTTCCTAACGCTCCGGTCATTCCACCGCCGCCACCAGCACCACCTAGACCCCCTTTCATCAGGGCAATAATTGAACCTATACCACTTAGTACACCACCAAATCCACCCATTAACATACTACCTAAGAGACCTACAACTACTCCAACTAAACCATTCCCAGATAAAAAATTAAATATTTTTTCGACCCATCCTGCTATTTCTCCTGCTTTTAGAACTGCCTTTTCGACCCCTCCTGCGACTTCTAATCCTTGTTTTGCTGCGTCTCCTTGTCGTTCTCTACCGCCTGAAATGGTTCCTTCAACTCTTGTTGAATCAAAAACTGCCTTAAATCCGGGCAACGCTTCTGCAACTCTGCCAGATAAGTTTTGCATAACGTCAGCAAAAGGATTTGATGCAGCATCTAATTGATTAAATTTTTCTTGATATCTTTTACCCAAATCTTGTTGTAATTTTTCGTATTCTGCTTCTTCTCCCGCATCACGTTTTTTTCTAGTTAGAATCATTAATTTACGAGTATCTTCAGGACTCATACCTACTTGTGAAGCTAATACTCCAAGCTGAGCAGCACCCCGAATTCTTTGAACTGGTGTGGCTGCTCTTCTTAATTTTTCGAAATCTACAGAAAGTTGTTTAGCTTTCTCAGTTGTATATCCAATAGCTTTCAATTCTTCAACTCGTGCATTAACATTCTTCAGAATATTTTGTCTTTCTTCTGCGGTTGCTTTTGCTAATCCTTCTCGAATTTCACCATCTTCTAATATTGTTTGATTCCAATTTACAATTTCTTCCGCAGACATACCGGTGGCTCTTGTTAAATTTTTCACTCCACTTAAATATTCTGATGATCTCTTTTTTAGATCAGTTAGTCCTAATGTGCTGGATGCTAATTGAGTGGTAAATGTTTGTGCCGCCGCGCCCAGTTTTCCGCTCATGATTGGGTCTTGTCCAGCCAATTCCATCGTTTGTGTTTGTAATCCAATTAATGTCTCTGCGAATGCTTCAGCTCCACCATTCACTGCATATATGGTGTCTTTATTTTCATTCATTATTTTTTGTAAATCTGTTGTTTGTAACAACAAACGTGCAGAAGATGCGTAATATGGTTGAACACCATATTTTTGATATTCACGGGCTTGGTCAATCATTTGACTTATAAATTTTTGAATGCCACTAACTAATTGGTTGGCAAAGAACCCCTTGAGAGCATTGGTAAATTTAATCATACCATTTGGCCCACTTGCTGCATCTGTCAAAACTTTCCCAACACCACCTTGTTTTTCAATTGAATCTCTAATCGCGTCTCCGACAGAATTTTTCTGTAATTCTTTGTTTAATTTATCCAGAGCGTTAGTTGACGAAGAAATTGAAGCTTGAAATTTTGGCGTATATGTTTGAAAAACTGCTCCCATTCTTGCTAAGTCTGCCTCTGTTACATTCGCAGTATTAGTAATGAATTTTTCAATTAACGCTTCGTGTTGTTGTAAATTTGCTCCGAATATTGTTTTAAGTTGTCCGGCATCTTTTGCTGCTTTGAGATATTCTGCTGTGGAATCTCTATAAGCTTTTATTGATTCTGCATTTGAAAAATCAAGTTTTTCAAGAGAATTTGTAACTGCGTCATATGCTTTGATTTGAGAGTTTAAGGATATTAAGAATTTTTGTAACCCTTTTGTACCACCAGAAAGGGCTACTCCCATGTCGTCAGCAGTTTTCTTTACTGCTTTTTCTAAATGACCTTTTTTGAATTTGTCTGACGTGTCCTTTAACGCTTCAGTAATAGACTGAGTGGCACGACTTAATTTGCCAGCATTCTCAAGAACTTTTTCAAGTGTTTTTTGTAATTGTTGTTCGGTGACATTGGTAGCCATTGGTTAAATTATCCTAAAAATCTGCTTTTAAATATTTATGAGCTTACGCAAAACATGTATTTTGTGTCTGAATTCTAGTGGATATATAAGTATTGAGGATTATTTTAAGGAGTTTTTATGGAAGAAGTTCAGATGGTTAAAAAAGTTAATCCATTATTAGAAAGAATAAAATTACCAGGAGAAACGGTTCATTTGCCTTCTGGTGGTATATTTTATAAACATGGTGAATTGAGTCAGTCAGTTAAAAATGGTGAGGTTCATGTTTATCCAATGAGTACATACGATGAGATAGTATTCAAAAGCGCAGATAAACTTATTAATGGTACCGCAATCGAAGAAGTTTTTCATAGATGCATTCCAGATATAGAAAAACCATTAGAACTTTTTGCAAAAGACGTTGATTTCTTGACTATGGCACTCAAGAGAGTTACTTTTGGACCTATGTTACCAATTAATTATAATCATCGTTGCTCCCCGGAAGCTACAGAACAATCTTATAATTGTGATATTAATGTTTTTATGAAAAATGCAAAAGTTATTGATCCAACCAAACTAACGGAAAATTATAAACTTACCTTACCTAATGGTCAAAATATAGAAATCCAACCGATTCGTTTTAAAAATGTTATTGAAATGATGCAAGATTCTTCTATTCAAAATAAAGATATGAATGATATAGCATATCTAACACAAAGAGTATTGTCTTCTGTTTCTAATGTTATTGAATGCGTTGATGGTATTACAGAGAAAGAATTTATTTTGGAATGGCTTCATGAATTGGGCGCTGGTTGGATGAAACAAATTTCTGAAGCTATTGAAAAAGCTGGAGATTGGGGTCCAGATACAATTTTTAAAACAACTTGTAAAGATTGTGATAAAGAAATACAAATTGAAGTACCCATGAACCCTGTAACTTTTTTTATCTAATCCTCAAATGGAAGGCACCATCTGAGGTTGGTAAATTTATCGCCACTCTTCAATCTGAAGCAAAACAACTAATTTATGCTGTGTTTTCGCTTGGATATTTTATGCGGGGGTATGTTTCATATACAGAAATTATGAATATGTCACATGCTGAAAGGCAAGTTATGCATGATTTTATAAAAGATCGGTTTGAACAAGAAAGTAAAAACCCACACCCAATATATTAAGTGTATAAATATATTCATGAAACTACATGAAATATTATTTTAAAAAATTAATACTGATGTCACCTTTGAGTATTAAGACATTTCCTTATAGGCTTCTGCCCACCACGGAGGAATGGTATGGGCAGTTTTCGAAAGTAAATAGCTCCAACTACTATCCAAAATATATACAAATCCCCAGTCTTCTTTTGAACGTACCACTCTACCGCCACCTTGAATTATTGCAATCAAAGCTTGTCTAGCATACCATTCATCTGAAATTAATTTTCTGGTGAATACCCATTGATCGCCTAAGAATGCATATGGAACTTTTGCAAAAACAGCGAAACGAGCAATATCGCCCATTAAATCTAAACCTTCAGTAATACTAGGCGAGAATAGAATACAAGGTTTATCAGACGTTTTGAACTCGTTAATTACTTTTTCTCTTTTAACTCCAGACTCTGGATTATGATGCATAATTTTGTGACTTGTTATAGTTTGAAGTGAATCGGTTAACCATTTTGCTATCGCAAAGCTAGAAGTATGTACGATACCAGAATCATTTACATGACCTTCTAAAATATGACTCATCGCAGCAATCATTTTATGTCGGTTTTTTTCATTTTCTGGGGTGTTCCAATCTTTGTTCATTTTCATAGTTGGGATGAAAATAACTGGTCTATTCTCATGTGGGAATTCTGAATCCATAGAAAGGAATGCAGAATCGTTGTATTCAATTCCAAGGTCTTGACAGAATCCTCTATGGTTGAGGATAGTAGAAGACATAAACAAAAATCGATCCGCTTGTGGTAACAATACATTTTTGAAGCTGAATGCAGCAAACAATCGTTTAAATTTCATGTTGCTCTTATCATGAATTAAAGCGAAGTCTTTTTGAATGTTGGTTAGTTCTTGGGTTGTTAACCATTGAACAAGCTCGGAGTGTTCAGCTAATGCGTTATATTCCCTTACAAGAATTAGGTCACCTGAACTCATATTGGTTTTGTATCCGTTTCTAAACGAGTCAGTTTTGTCGGCTAGCTCTAGTACCTTTTCGATCAAAGGAGGGAGGTAGTCATTACGAATCCATTCAATGGCTTCTGGAATTGTTTTATGGGTTTGCCATTTAATGTTATATCTTTTACATTTATATTCTGTGAATTCGATGGCATCTAATTCACATAGTTCTTCTTCGGCATTATGGCATTCGTCAAGAATCATTAGAGGACGTTTTGGAAACGTTCCGGCATACCGGAAAGATAAAAGTGCGAGTTTATAATTTAAAACCACATTCGGGGTAGCTTTTGCGATTTCTTTCGCCCCGCGATGAGGACACATTTCACACATTGGTTTGATTAAGTTACCAATGTCACAGGTCGTTTTGTAAGGCGCACAACTATAATTGGCTTTCCCGTATAAAGAAAATACTTGTGAATTTGGAAAAGATTCTTCATATTGACGCTGGAGAATTTTTTGTGGTGTTAATACGAATGATTTTTTTCTATCTGGACTAGGAATGTAGTTGGCGTAGGTAATTCCACAATGTGACTTTCCTGCACCTACTGGTGCTTCTAAAATCAGGTATTTTGCAGTTTGTTTTTCCAACCATTCTAAGGCTTTAATTTGAGTTTCTCGTGGAGGGCTGGATGGGTGTGACCAATGATCAAGAATTTTTGACATATTTAGTCCGTTATTTTAATTGTTTATGTAGTATATCAGAGGTCTAAGTCTACTGCAACATAAATATTGTATCAAGGAGAAGAAATGATAACCTTTAAAGAATTCCTGTTTGAAAAAATAACAAAAGAATACAAGGATATAGATTTTGAATATCATGATGAACTAAATCCAGATTTTTGGGATGGGGATAAGCTTCGTCCTGATATCAGAAAACAATGTCTTAAAATAGTTGAAAAATTTTTAGATTCTTTTGAAGAATTTACTCCTAAAGTTTTAGATATAACATTTACTGGAAGTCTTGCAAACTATAATTGGGGTTCAAAATCAGACGTAGATATTCATGTTATTTTTAATTCTAAAACAGATACTGGAAATAAACAAATTGATTTAGAAGAATTTCTCAAAGCAAAATTAAAGAATTGGAGAGAAGATCATAAAGATGTGAAAATTAAGGGTCTACCAGTTGAAGTATCTATACAAATGTCGGATGAGAGCCATGAATCAACGGGTATATATAGTTTGAAAAAAGATAAATGGCTTAAACAACCTAATGAAATAAAAGACATAGATTTAAATCATGATGATGTTGTTGAAAGGGTAGAAGAATTGAAGAAACAAATTAAAACTATGTTAGCCAGTAATGTTACTTCAATTGAAATTGAGGCATTTAAACAAAAAATTAGAAAGGCACGTAAAAAAGGTTTGAAAAAAGAAGGCGAGTTCGCTATTGACAATCTCGCCTTCAAAGCTTTACGCAAAGCTGGACTATTGGATAAACTTTGGCAACACGCAAAAGATGTTGCTAGTAAAGAGCTATCCCTTAATTAGTCACTAGCCTCTACCAGTGCAAGAGCATTCTGAAGAACATATAATCTATGTTCCATATCAACCTCTTCCCAAATTTCTCTTAGATATGAATTTTTTATAATTCCTATGGAGCCTTCGGGTTTTTCCCAAAGGTCTAGAGCCAAAAGCATACAAGCTAACATGAAACACACTACGACATAACAAAAAGCAAATAGTGCTATTAACAAATCGAGAAATCCTAACAAGAAAACTAAAGCAATCATAAGTTTCCAAAGTAACGGAACCCAACTACCTGTTTCAGATTTCATTGTTTGGTGAGATACAAAAGAACCAAACAAGAAAGGAATCAGAAAACCAGGATTACTCATAGATAAAATAAATGCATTTGTTAAATGCATCGCTTGATGAGTCGCTGGATATTCACCCCAGCTATCATACCAGCACCATAGTTTGATATGAACTTTCATAATTAATTTAATAAGGAAGCGCATTTTAGATTATCCTAATAAGAGTTAAGGTACAAACATTATACACTAAAAAACAAAAAGGTCAACTGTTTTAAGCTGACCTTTTTTTATTTTTATTTCAAAACATTAACCCATGCGAAATACGCCTCCGTTTCCATTGGCAGGTTTGTTTGCTGCAGTGTTTTCACCCATTCCGGCTTCAACTTCATCGAATTCGCCACCATCGTCGAATTCACCACCTTCACCACCATCGTCGAATTCACCACCTTCCATGTCATCATCTTGAGAAATACCTTCTAGTGCTGTATCGTAATCGTCCATGGTTAGAGGAGATTTATCTAGAGCTAGAAGATTTTCAACTAGCTTATGGATTTCTTCATCACTATTACATTCTTCGCGTGCCCATTCTAGCATTCTAATAAAAAATGGAATTTCTAATGCTAAATGATCTTCGCCTTCCAATGTAGATCCTTCACCATCATCATCTTTTTCATAATCAGCATAATCGCCATATTCGGCGTCGGCTTCATCACCTTCTGGTGGCATTGGGCCATCGGTTGTCATTGGTTGTGCTTGAGCACCACCAAAAGCAAAGTCCATTTCATTCACTCCACTTTTAGCTTTACGGTCGCCGATTCCATGCTTAACGCCATCTAGGTAATCTTCTTGGTGTTCTTTGTTGTTAGGATACTTGTCTTTTGCGAGGGTTTCATTGTAAGGTGCGCGACCTTTAACCCCGTCTAGATAACCACGATCCCATGGATCGTCTTGTTCGACAATAGGTTTTTTATTAAGATTGATTAATTCTTTTAGTAAGGACATCTTATATCTCCCTTGGTTTATATGTTATTTATCGTGATTAAATTTTTCCGCGTAATTTATAAGTATATTAGATTCTTGGAATACCATAACATGCTAACCAATACGCGTCCGCAAGATCACTTAATCCAGTGGTCTTTTTGAAACCAGCAGTATTGAATAGTTCTGAGACATTATCTGGAAGATTTTTAATCATCAATGTTTTATCGGCTCGACCACTTCCAGTAGCAAATTTCTTTAACGTTGGTGGAGGTACTATTATTATATTATTAAAATTTAATTGATAACGTAAGTGCGTAATTATAACAAATTGTAAACCAGCTAAATCTCTTGTCCTATTACCAAGGTTGCCAAAAGATAGTCCTTCTAGTATTATAACGTTGGGCTCATATTTAATTACATAATCTGAAATATTTTTTGCCACGAGATAGCATTTTTCATATACGTCTAATTCTTTTTGACTTCTATAAACAGAAAAATCTAGAATTAACGCGCTTTCATCAATTACGCATAATGCTGACGAAGAAAACGATTGATCTATTCCTATTATTTTCATCATGGTATCCCTAAGTTATAAATATATATGCAACATAAATAATATACAATTTGTGAGGAATTAGTTAAATGTTAGTATATGAACTTTTCGAAGAAGATGAGGGGGTTGGAATTGAACCTAAAGAGCTTCAATCGCCTTATGATGATGAGGTAGAAGTTTCCGAAGGAACTTGGCCACTAGTTCAAGAAAAAATTGCAAAATTAAATAAACGAGCAGAAAAGCTTAAAGTTCCTACTATTCAACTCCATATTATCGATGAATTTTTCAAAACTGAAAAAGATGAAATAACCGGTAAAGAAATTAAACTAAAGTTCTATAAAGTAAAAGTAGAAGGAGAAAGTCCAAAACTTGCTGGTTGGAGATTTATTGCTACTATTGAACACAAAGATTCTGGTAACATAATTCGTGCCGTTCCTGGTGAAGAGGCTAATCAAAAAGTTAGAGAATTTTATGAGGCTGATCCAGATTATTGTGATTGGTGTAAAACTCGTCGTAATCGGATAGATACATTCCTTATTCAGAACGTGAGTGGGGAAATGAAGCAAATTGGCAGAAACTGTCTTACTAATTTCCTTGGTGGGGCTGATCCAAAGGCTATTGTTTGGTACTTCCGTTTTCGTAGTGGGATTGGTGAAATTCTTAACGACGCGGAAGAAGAATCGATTGGTAGAGGTCGTAGAGGTCAACGATATGTAGATGTTACTGAAGTTTTAGCATTGACAATTGCTTTAAGTGGTAAATATGGCTATGTAAGCAAAAAAACTTCTGAGGAAAGGCATATTCCAAGTACTGTGGATGATGTACGTAGCGCGTTCACACCTGGGGTGAAAAATGAGGATATAATAACGCCGTCTCAACAGGACACAGAAAAAGCAAAAGAAATGGTTGCTTGGTTTAAGGCTCTACCAGATGCCGAAAAGGCCCGAAACAATTTTATGCATAGTTTAGATGTTTTACTCAATAGTAAACAGGTATCTTTGAGAGATGTTGGTTATATTGTTGCTTTGATACCAACGTTTAATAGAGCAAAGCAAAGTTCTTTAGAAAAGACGACAAAAACTAATGAATGGGTTGGTTCTGTAGGCCAAAAAATACCACCGACTCGGATTACTGTGATTGGAACACAAGATGTTGCAGGTGCTTATGGCAATGTTCAATTGGTTAGAATGGAAGACGAGCCAGGGCATTTATTCATTTGGTGGAATAGTAGTTCGAATAGGTTAGATCAAGAAAAAAAATATTCAATCGTAGGAACCGTTAAAGAACATAAAGATTATCAAGGTAGAAAACAAACTGTTCTTACTCGTGTTAAAGCTACTCAGATTGGATAACAGCAAAGTCTTTTTCCAAAACTACCCTAAATGCATTATCAAACAAGGTCTTTGATAGCCCTCTGTGAGATATGATGAACATGTTTATCTTTTCTTCTTTAGCTTTTTGTTTTAAAATTTTCGTAGCTAAATCTATTCCTTCATCATCTAGTCCTAAATCGAACACTTCATCAAGTAAACAAATATTGACTGGTGGATGCAGAGTTGCTTGAACATCTCGAAATGATAAAGCAAGACCTAGATTGACTCTAGCTTGTTGCCCGTTTGAAAGAGACGAAAAGCTCACTTCAGTCCCGAACTGACTGATATTTGCAGTCAACTCTGAAGTGAATTCAACCTTAAATGGTAATTCTAAAAATTCTAAATACTGTTTTAATCGTTTATTTAGATATGGTAGATTTCGATTTATAAAGGCTTTACGGATAAAACTATCTCTTTTTGTTAACAATTTATACAAGAAAGTTTGGTGATCTAATCTTTTCTTCAAAGCGTTGATTTCTGTATAATCAATATTTTCTACTACCAACGCTTCGAGTTCTTCCAAAGCTGCAGTATGTGGGTTTATTCCACGACTAAGTTGGATTAGATTTTGTGAATAATTCTGGTTTTGATTTTTTGCTTCGAGTAGTTTCTCCAAAGTTTGTATTTTGGTGTCTCGCTCGATTTGTACTTTTTCATCTTTTAGTTTAGATAAATCTTTAGCGCCATTCAGTATTTCCGTAAGTGTGTTATTCGCCGCGTCCATAGCCTCAATATGTGGATTATTCACATTTTTTAAATCTTGTAGTTTTTGAGCCAAAATTTGACTTTGGTTCTTCATTTCCTGTAGACGATTGACATCTTTTATCTGCAAAGAATCTTCAATTTCTTTTTTCTCTGATTTGAAATTAGGTAATTCTTGTTCAACTTTGGTTAAATCTCCAACGAATCCGTCTAACATTTTTTGAGCTTCTTGGAGTTGACCTTCATTCTCTACAACTTTGTCTTTTACATCTTTATATTCTTGTAAGCAATATGGGCATATTTTTTTATGTAAGGTTTTTAAGTCATTTTCATACTTTTCTTTTTTCTTTTTATATTCTTTAATTAAGTCCGCTAAAGTAGTTTGACGCCCAATAATTTCTGTTATTTTGGTGTTTATTTCTTTAAGTATGTTATGAAGGTTTGTTTCCTTATCAAAATCTATGCTAGCAATGGCCTTCAATGACGTTTCTACATTTTCTGTGTTTTGTTTATGATTCTTTTCCCAAGTGACTACTCGTTCCACGGCTCGCTTTACTTGTTCTTCCTGATATGTAATTCTTTCAATATCGTTCTTTATAATTTTCAGTCTTTCGTGTAATTTTGTTTCTTTTTCAAAATCTATTTTAGATAGTGACGCTAATGAATTTTCTAAATCATTAATGGCTTTTTTATTGTTTTGATCCCAACTAACAAAACGAGACCGAGCATTAGTTACCTGTTCAACATGTCTTGTTTTAGATTTCTCTGTATGGTCTATTCTTATTTGATTTATAGTGATAGATTCATTAGTACTTTTCATAAGAGTATTTAAAATCTTTGCCATTTCCGAGAATGCGGTCAGGTTAAAAAGATTTTCTATAAAACTAGTTTGTTCTGCAGATTTGAGTTCTAAGAATGGAGCATGTAACGCGGAAATTACTACAACACGCACAAACATATCGTGTGGCATACCCATAACTTCTTCAATTTTTTCCTCAACGTTCGCTGGAGTTTTATCCTCTCCGTCTATGTACAGCTTGACCCAAGTATCTTTTCCGTTTACCCTTCTACCCTTTCGGACTCGTTCGATTTTATATTGATGCCCATCTCTTTCGAATTCGACAGTTACTTCCATGTTTTTCTTGTTAATTCGATTAACAAGTTCATCAACATTGACTTTGGATATTGTTCTATTATAGATAGCGTATACCAAAGAATTCATTATTGTGGTTTTACCTACTCCATTCTGCCCAAGAATCAACGTTGTTCCTGGAGACGTAAGATTAAATATGGTATCAATATTCCCATAAGACATGAAATTTTTAACAGTTACGCAATGAAAACGGATCATAATGGCACCTTAAGTTCTCGGTAAAGTTCTATCAAATACTCAGGTTCTATTTCTGGAGTATTGATTTCTTTTATCATTTGTTCAAAAATTTGATCAATATTACTAAGATCATCTCCACTAACAACGGTTTCGGTACCTGTTAATGCTTCTTCGGAACTTCCACTTTCTAGTAAAGTAAACTCGCGTAATCCATAAGTGCTTGTAAATTTTTCTTTTAAAACTGTTGTTTCTTCATAGGTTAATGGAATATCAGCAATGCAACTAACTCGCATTTTTTCGTTTAGGATTATTTTCCCATCAAGTATGTCTGTTATTTTGATTTTGGTATATCGTGGGCCATCGTCCCAATTATAAAAGACTGGTTTTCCTTTCGTGTGATCGTATACCATCATACCTCGATCAGTATCGTTAGCATCACTGAAATCCATAGGAAAAGTGTTTCCTATATAGCAAACATTTCCGCCTGATTGTCTTTTATGATAATGACCAGAAAAAATATGTTTTGGTCCGTGATAAGCTAGTGGATCTGGGCCTGTTTCCATCTTAACCCCAGAACCAGTTATAACAAATCCTTTAAATTCGAAGTGTCCTGCCCATACCGGTAATTTGAGATATTGTGCAAGGTCTGTATATTCATCATGAAAAAGGAACGGTGAAAACAACATTCCCCCTTTCATATCATCAACTACAGTCGGTTTATCAATTATTCTAAAATTGCTAAATTCATTAAAATGGATAGTTGAATAGATGTCACGATTATTTCTATTGAATAAATCATGGTTGCCAACAACAAAAAAGATTGGTAAACCGAGTTCATTTAACATTTTTGATCCCAAATAAGAGTGCATCAATGTCGATGCTCCAATCGCTGGACGTGACTCATGCCAGTCTCCTAAAAAACTTACATAAGAAATTGAAGGGTCTGATTTTACTTTGTTACAAAACCAACTTATAAAATCTAAACAATCTTGGTTGTGTTGATCTGAATTGTTTTTTCTTCCGAAATGAATGTCTGTCAGATATGCACCCTTGGTAAGGTATGACATATTAATCCTTTATTATTATTATTTTTTGGAGTTATTATTACTTAAATTATTAATGGTTTCTACAGACATATGTTTTTGAGATGCGTTTTCACCACATATTTTTCTAAACAAGTATTTTTATAATTTATTTTCCCTCGTATTGGTTTAATACTATTTTCTATTTTTCTTTTAACGAGAACATACTTACTCGTTTTCTGATAAAACCACGTTATGTTCTGATCTTCTGGATTCTTCGTATTCTGTTAAATAATTGAACGAAGGTGATAATCCTATCAAAATAAGAGTCTCATTTTTGATATTCGCTTGCTTTTTTTCAGTATTTAAAAATTGTTTGAAAGAATTAGTTACACAAGTTGTAAAAAACGCAAACGGATTTTTTCCGCGAGTTTCATTGAAAGCATGCCAAGTTTTGACTAACATTAACATTGCGTATGATTGCATGTCATCGTTATATGAATAACTGGCGAACTGTCCTCTCGTCGCATATCGTTTGCAAAGAGTTTGCAGCATTACAGCCAAATTATTTGTCATTCGACCTATACGCTTGCTCTCTAAAACTTCTGCTAAAAGATCTTGATTATTTAAATAATTTTTCTTTTTCTTTTTTTCTGGTTCTACTGGTAGAGGAACTTCGTCAAGCAGTTCTTTTTCTAACCGTTCGATTTCGGGGTCTATTGTATCTGAATTGAGACTGACTAATATTTCTTCAACTTTTTCATCATCAATATCAAATAATTTTACCGATTCGTTATTTAATTTTTCCATTTTGTCATAACCTCCTTATTGTTATTATTGTAAGAGTATCTGACAACTTAATGATACTACAGGTTTTGCTAGCTGTCAACTATTTAATAAATAAGTTAACATACATAATTAGGGTAAAATATGGGCATAGAACGACCACTACCATCTACAATGACACAAAGCTTTAAAGTTAGGTTGGAATCTTCTTCAGATCCTAGCGATAGAGTTATTTTCGATGTTAGTCCAGAAATTTCGGAAAGTGTATCAGTCAATTACCAAGGGCTAAACCCAGTGCATACTCCTGGTAATATATGGGTTTATCAAAATACTGAATCGAGGAATTTTGGGGTTACAGCTAGACTCGTAGCTAGAACCACAAAAGAAGCACGTCGTAACCTTGAATATTTCAATTTATTAAGAGGATGGTGCCAACCGTATTTTGGTCTCGGTACAGCAAATTCACAAAAAATTCTATCTAGTCAATTTAGTTTACAACAAACGACTTCACAAATATCAAATAATACATCAGGAGGCCAACAGAGATTACGAAACTTGTTGGGGTCACCTCCTGATGTATTATATTTTTATGCGTATTCTGATGTTGCTTCAGATAAAGCATCATCGGTTCCTGGAGTTAGTAGTTCATCTAGTGCTCATTTGGGTAACATTTATCGCATACCAGTTGTTATTAAGTCGTTTGAGCACACGTATCCGTCAGATATTGACTATATACCTACTGCAGCCGGTGGGGCGGGGTTTAATAAAAATGATGAAAGAACCGGGGTTCCGTTTCCTGTTATGATGAATCTAACAATAAGTTTGTTAGAAGTTCATTCACCTGTTGCTCTTTCACAAACTTTTGATTTGTATAGTTACAAATTAGGAATTTTATCGGAGTTCTAATATGGCAGCCAGAAGTTCACAACTTAGAGTCCCAACTTCATCTGCGGATGATGCTAATTCTAGATATGTAATATTAGGGTCAACTGAGCAACTTACCCCTGGGTTTCTAGATTGGTGGGAAGAAAGAATATTTCCTAAAGCGTTAGATGATATTCCATTTGTTATAAATAAAAAATATAATAGGAGACCTGATTTATTAGCGTTTGATATTTACGGAAAAGATAGATTACAAACATTAATTTTACAATATAACACAATAACAGATATAAACACTCAATTCATAGAAGGAGAGAGGATAGTTTTGATGTCTCCAGAGAGAGCACTTTCTCTATCATAATATATGGCAATAATTACTAATAATTCTTTTGTTTCAGAAAATCCACTTCACGCTTATCGTACATACAGTTATCATCATGTGTTATTGGCCTGTGTTGATAGTACTATTGTTGAAGGGGAATTTTCAAAAATACCATTTGATAAACTTCTTCCAGAACCTGATGCAATCGGTAATGTTAGTAAGAGAGCACGCCCAAAATATATTGATAATGATATTAACAAACCGTATGTTATACTAATAAACACAATGGTTGATACTGAATTTTTAATAAAAAGTTTGACGGTTAACATTATTCCGTCCCCGCCGCCTGTTAGTGCATTAGCTGATAATGAGTATCAATATGCCCGGTCTGCATTTAATTCTGGCGGAAACTTAACTATTGAAGAACCATTTGGAGTTAGGTTTGGTGATCTTTTATACCAAACTTGTAGAAATTTAAAGGCTGACCCGGAGCGTATCGTTTTTGTGTTAAAGACTTCTTTTTTTGGTTATTCGGATCAAGGAGCCACAACTATTCAACAAATTAAACCATTATCAATAGCATTTTTATCAATGGATGCTACTTTTACTGCTGCGGGTGGCCATTATGAAATTGAGTTTGTTGCATATTCTAACGGATTTGCTAATCGAAAAGAAATGGCCAATATTGGAGGTGTTGCTAAATTTCAAGTAGAAGATGGAAAACTTTCGACTTGTTTCAAAAGGTTTGCTGATATTTTAAATTCTGAACAAAAGACGGTCAATGAATCCAATCCTAGTTTGCTTCCAGTTAATTATGAATTCATATTATATGATCCTTTCCCTGAATATATTGTGACCGACGTAAAAGCTCCGAATAAAGGTAGAGGAAATGAAATACAATTTAACGCAAGTATAAATGATTCCATAACGGTGATCATAGAAAAAATACTTATGCTATCTCCACAAGTTCGAGAAGAGTTTGATAAAGTTTCACAAACTAAACCAAAAACACAAACAAATCCAAAAACAGATAGATCTGTTTTTAAAATATATTCAGATGTAAAGAATACCCCGAAAAATGTGACTATTACGTATCACATATATCCACATAAAGTAGCTACAATGCCAACTCCAACCGTGGAAGATCAAAAGACTGATCCAACTATTTTAAAAAAGAAAAGACAGGACGCCATTGATTTAATTTTTAACGAAGCCCGTGAGAATAATAATTTATTAGAATATAATTATATTTATAGTGGGTTAAACGTAGATGTGTTAGACTTTGAAATGAAATTAGATTTATTCACCACATATAGAATGTATTATATTGAAGAAAGTAGTATTGATTCAAAGAGTCTAGTAAAAATGAAAACTGGAGCCGGAACTAATCTTACCGGACAAAAGGCGCAGATAAACTTAGATGACAAACCTAATTCACCTAAATTGCAACTTTTTGGTATACAACCACCGGCGTTACCATCTAACATTTCAGATGCTCAAAATTTTTACAAATATGATCAATACTTATCTAGAGCAGTATCATTCACTGACGTATCTTCTTTCTTAACGATAGCTGGTGATCCTAGATTATATTCTGGATATTTAAAGAGTCCTATTGGTAAAGATGGTAAATTGTTAACAACAGAGGAGTTAGCTAAAGATAACCAAAGCGTTATGTCAAATTGGGCATTAACGCCATCAATTGTAAAAATGAACATTTTTATGCCAACTCCACCAGCAGGACGAATTCAGGATCAAACAGTCCAACAAGCGTTTGCTGCTCCTTTTTGGTATGATGGGGCTTTTCAAATTTTATCTATAGTTAACACATTTGGAGAAGATGGTAAATTTATTCAACGGTTAGAATTAATCCAAGTCCCTAATGATTATAATATAGCTGACTTGACTACATATGGTGATGCTCCTGCGGGGCAAACTAATGGTAAAACATCCGATGATGTTATAAGTGCAGGCAAAGCACAAAATCCAAACTCAAATTTAGTACCACCAAGTTTAGATAGTTTAACAAAAGAACAACAGAATTGTTTGTTGCATGCCTATAGGATTGCTACGGAAGTAGGCATGCCACCAGAAATTTTACAAGGTATTCTTTTAACAGATTCACAAGCATGTAAGAGTAGAAGTAGAAAGGTAACTAGCTCACTGGCTATTTCTAATAAGATAGATGGTGCAACTACTTTAACTATATCTAGAGTGCAAAATTATTTAAAAACTGACCAATCGCTATTACAATCAGACGCTCTTAAAAAATTGGGGTTTAATAATATATCTATAACCGACACAACTAGTTTGCGTCTAGTTCTTACTAGAGTTGACGATTTTAATTTGAGAATGTGTGCAAGTATTTGGGTCCAAGATAGGAATTATTGGAAACAACAATTTGGAAGTACGTCAGCATTAATTTCAGAAAGGGCTATCGTTGGACATAATAATATAACAAGCATAAATTCAAATACTCCTGCGGAAGATTTACAAGTTACGTTCGGCACGCGAGGGCAAAAGGCATCACCATCAGATGAAGGAATTAAACAGAATGGATATTTAAGACTTGTACAATCTACTTATCCTTTAGTAGCAGAATTTAATTCTAAATTATTACCAAAATTGATGGATAAAGAACCGAGGGTAATCGCAAGAGAACTATTGCGCTAATTGAAAGTTAGAGAAATATAAGACGGTAGAAACAGAAATCTTAATATAATTGACAAGCGTTCGATTTTAGTGTACATTTCTACTTAACAAAGATATAATAACAGGAGAATAAATATGACTGATACTACAAACGCATTGACAACCGCAGAAGAACGAAAGAAATTCAAAATCATGATCGACGAAATAGTTGGAGCAAAAATTCGTCAAAAATCTGAAGCCGAACAGGCGAAAGAAATCGTAAAACAAATTAAAGCGTTGTATGGCATTAAACCAAAGGTAGTAAATGCCGTAGTCAAAGCTGCTATGAATAGTGATTTCAATGAAGTTCGTGATGAGTATAACGAAATCGTGGAAATATACGAAGCAGTGATGGACGTTTAAGTTAATATTAAACGAGGTTTGTATTAAATTGTGAATCTCGATATAATATTAACCATAGCTTCAATTAAGAAGCAATGGGGTTCTTGTTCGTTAATTTTAATAGGAGGTAATGATGAAAGTTGTTATTGTCAGTACTTTTTTGTTAAACCTAGTGACTACAATTTTTATTGGTTGGGTTTTTCAAGATCGCGTAGCGGAAGATAGTCTTATTCAAACGCAAACAAACATAGTGAATTTATCTGAAAAAATTCGGATGGCTAAGGAAGAATTGGATTATAAAAAATATCCTAGATTGCGTATTGGACCATTTACCAAAGATCAAACAGAATTGCTTACAGCAGCATATGAAATTGGCGCATCATATGGAAAAGAAACCAGAGAAGTTGTTCAAGGGATTTTATTACAAGAATCCAGTGCCGGGACAGCCGGTAGGATTGGAGGATTACACTTGCCAGTCGGTGAACGCTATTATGGTGTTATGCAAATGAAAGTTGTTGCAGTACAAGATGTATTAAAAAGTCATGTAAAATATGCAAAAGTTTTTTTTGGAAAACCTTTTAATAAGATAACATCAGAAGAAATTATTGCAAAATTAATCACTGATGACACATTTTGTATAAAGATGGGATATGATTATTATGCAAAATATCGTAAAACTAGTGAAAGCATTTATGAAGCAATCGTTGCGTATAACCAAGGTCCAGGTGGAGTAAAAAAAGTTGAAAACTATTTTAATTTTGATTACACTGCTAATGTAGTTAAACATATTGAATACAATGTTCGACCTTTCAATCGAAAATTAGAAAAAGAGATTAATACGAAAAATATATGAGTTACATTTCTACTATACGACGAGGAAATGATGTTTTGGTTTGGGAACGAGGGACAAGCGGTCAACGTGAGTTGATTCGTTATCCCGCCCCGTTTCGCTTTTATACAGAAGATGATAATGGAACACACGAAAGCATATTTGGAAAGTCATTGGTTTGTCATGATTTTAAAGAATACGATCAATTTTATAAAATAAAAGAACACTTAAAACAATCAAGAACGAAATTGTATGAATCTGATATATCAGCCGAAATCAAGGTACTGTCAGAGCATTATTACAATAAACCAGCCCCTGATCTTCATATATCTCTTTATGATATTGAAGTGTTTTATAATGAAACCGTTGGATTTTCAAGTCCATCAAATCCGTATGCACCAGTTTGTTCTGTTTCTATTCATCATTTGTGGAAAAATAAGACTATTATATTTGCAGTTCCTCCCCCTAAGTGGGATCGTTCCACGTTTGACGAGTCACTTAAAACTCTCGCGGAAGTTGTTTTGTGTATAGACGAAAAAGATTTGTTGCGTCGTTTCATAAATGAAATTCAAGATTCGGATATTTTGAGTGGTTGGAACAGTAACTATTTTGACATGCCATACGTAGCTAAACGTATAGAGTCGCAGCTTGGTCCTAAGTATCTTAGGAAGCTTAGTTTCGATGAAGCTGATACTCCAAAATATAAAGATGCTGAAGTCTACGGAAGGATACAACCAACAGTATTATTATCTGGTCGTGTACATCTTGATTACTTAGAATTATTTGGTAAGTATGAAGAAGAGAAGCGACAGTCATACAAATTGGAAAGCGTGGCAGAGGAAGTCTTACCACATTTACCAAAGTTGAAATATGAAGGATCTCTTAATAATTTGTATCAAAACGATTTTAATTTTTTCATGCGATACAACATTCGTGATACAGAAATTTTGGAAGGGTTCGAGCGTAAGCTTGGTTATATAAGATTAGCAAATGTTATGTGCCATATTTCTACTGGTCAATTTAAAGATGTTTTGGGAACTATTCGCCTATCTGACTATGCTTTCATGAATTTCTGTCATTACCATCTTAATATGCGCGTTCCAGATTATCAATCTAAAGACACTGGAGAAGAAATTAAAGGTGCATGGGTTTTGTTACCACAAAGCGGGTTACATGATTGGATAGCTGCTGTTGATTACAAATCTCTATATCCATCTTGCATCATTGCAATCAATATCAGTCCTGAGACTTTAATTGGTCAATTTTTGGAAAAAGCCAAAGCATGGGAAAAAATTTGCAAAGATTCAGAAGAAATATTACTTATGGAACATAATGATGAGACAGGGACAATCGAAGAACATACTGCGAGAGAATGGAAACAAATTCTAAGGGATAACAAATGGGCTATTTCTGGATATGGAACTATCTTTGATCAAAAGAAGCCAGGAATCCTCCCTACCATATTGATGGATTGGTACAAGCAACGTAAAGATTATCAAAAATTAAAAGGGGACGAAATAGATTTATCTAAAGCAGTTAAAGGTATTGATCAACAAGCTTATGATTATCATATTGATAAATCTGAGTACTACAATCGTTTGCAGTACGTCTATAAGATTAAACTCAACAGTTTCTATGGAGCGTTGTTAAACGTTTTTTTCAGATTCTTTGATCCTCGCCTTGGTGGTTCAGTTACTGGCACAGGTAGATCGGTTCTTTACCACCAAGCTAAAAAGATAACAGAGTTATTTGGTCAAAATTATGACGTTAATTTTCCATTATATGAAACAGTTGAAGAAGCATTGGAACATAATGAACCAGCAGAAACTGCTTTACATGGACCGCACTTCAAAGGTCAATTTGAATCAGAGACAATTCTATACGGAGATACGGACTCTTGTTATTTCAAGACATGGGCGAGCAATAAAGAAGAGGCAATAAAAATCGCTGATACTATAGCAGTAGAAGTTAATAAATCGATTAAGCCTTATATGCGGGATGCGTTCATGTGCCAGCCAGGATATGATGAAAAGATCCAAACTAGCCTTGAATTAGTCTCTGATCGTGGTATCTTCGTAGTCAAAAAACGATATGTCTTACACTTAGTTTATTTTGAAGATAAAGAAGTTGATAAGCTCAAAGTAAAAGGGTTGGAAATGAAGAAGACGACTACACCAAAAGCAGTTCAAAAGTTTTTGGATGACGTGGTTAGAATGATTCTACGAGGTGATGAATGGAGTAAAATAGATGGATACATCATTAAATTTAGGGATAACATAAATTTTGATGTTCCTTTCTTTGAGTTGGGTTTACCAATTGGTGTTAAAAATGTTGAAGATTATACTCAACAATACAAAATCGGTGGAGATAAAACCAGATTACCAGGAAACGTAGCAGCTACAATTCATTACAATCAATGTTTAACAAAATATGATGATAAAGTTAGTCCACAAATTTTTTCAGGATCAAAAATCAAAATTTTCTATTTAAAAGAAAAACAAGGAAAATTTACTTCCATTGCGCTTCCTACGGATATTGACATTATCCCAGAATGGTTTACAATGGATTATCAGCCATTAATAGATCGAGAACGCCAAGCTGATAGACTTGTTGATGATAATCTGGAATTAATATTTAAAGCTATCGGAAAAGAAGTGCCGACGAGACAAACGTTGTTAACTAACGACTTAATAGGAATATAATATAATATGAATAAATTTATAATTTATACTTACGTAAAATTAATAAAAGAATTACCTGAAGCGGAAAAACTTTTTGATGATAAAGTATCTTTAATTGATAAATTTGAAATCGTGGGAAATTTTAAACCAGTTAGAACTGATGGGGTATATTCATTTTTTCAATATCTTCCAGCAACAGATTTCACCCCTGTTTATTACGTTTTTAAACAAGTTAATGCATGTGAAACAGAATTGTATAGATATAAGCAATGGATTGATGATCTTCAATCAGAATTGTATGTAAATTGTGTCTATTGTGGTTATAGATATGGGCGCGGAGAAATAACTTCAATATCTATGAAAGATGTTCTTCATAAACATATTGAACAATGCACGCAACATCCTATGTCTGCTTTGAAAAAAGAAGTAGAGTCATTAAAAAATGAAAATGAACAATTAAAACGAGAGTTATATTAGAAATGAAACTAGAACAAGACATAATAGAATGCATTAAAAATGCTTTAGAAGCAGCTAATGTTGCAAAAATATCAAACATCATTTTCGAAAAAGGAGTGATCCGAGGAATTGATGATGCTAAATTAGTTATTATATATCAGACACAAGGTATACCAAATATGCCGTTTGGAGCAATGGGTATAAACAGAATGGACCCATTTATATCCAGATTTAATCTAGTATATGGTCAACCTAATTTTTCTATAGATGCAACTGTTTCGGAACGCGACGATACTGTTTCGCAATTGACGTTCAAGTGTACGGGAACCAAGATTGATTATCGTTGTGCTAATCCGAGAGCCGTTGTGGCTCCAAAAAGCATGAACGATGTTATGAAGTATTCGGCTAGAATAACTTCTGAGGCAGTGCAATTCCTAGTCAAAGGTGAAGCTGCTATGAAGATGGAATTTGTGACTTTTATAGGCAATGAAGATGGTGTTAAGTTTGAAATTGTAGACAAAACTAATGGAGATATTCTGGTTCATACTTTTGATTCACCCGCTACGAATATCGACGGCGAGCCCGATAATATGTTTGCAGTTAGATACCCAATGAAAACCGTACTTTCTTTATTTAAAAAAATTTCGGATGGTACATTTTATGTTGGTAAAAAAGGTATGTTAAAAGTGGTAATACATAACATGGATGTATATGTGTTACCTCAAATCTAATTAAGAGGTTAATTATTAATAGTTGCGTTGTATACGATTTGTCCACCTAAATTTTTTTTTGCTATATATTATAGTGAAAAGGAGGAAATATGTTTGAAAGAATTAAAGCGGCTTATGATGAATTAGTAAAGCCAGGAATTAAAACAGTAGAAACAACAGAAAAAGAAAAGAAAAATTTAGAAGAACCATGGGTTGAAGTTGTAGCCTGTGGGATTGATCCAATTAAGGGGTTACAATATGAACTTGATTGGAACCAAGCTTTTATTACGTATCTTCGTAACAGTGGATACAATGGTGCCGCTGACGAAACAATCGTTGGAAAATGGATGGTAGATTTGTGGAAACAAACTTCTGATGAATTAAATCCTCCAACAAATAATGAATATCAATAAAATATTAAGAAAAAGTTGTCGTACAGATAAAATTATAACAATAAAATAAAATATGATAGACCTCGACTTACCGAAACGCTACATGATTGTGGACGTTTCAAATTTATTGCATAGAACATTCTATGTGCATGCTAAAGAACCTTTGGACGATTTAATTGGATTGGCATATAAATCTACATTCATAACTTTAAACAAATATTATAATGATCTTAGACCGGATGTTGTAGTTTTGGCGTTTGATGGAAAAAATAATTGGCGAAAAGTATATACAGCGTCTGAATTGTGTGTTTCATACCGTGCATATAAAGGAACACGTCGTCAAAATTTGACTCCATCACAACGTGAAAGATACGAATTGTATCTAAAATTCGTTGATGATTTTGAAGACTTATTGAGGACACACACTAGCATAGTTTGTATGAAAGGTGAAGGATTAGAAGCTGATGACATAATTTCAGCATTTGTTGAAATGTACGCTTTGAATGAAAAAAATATGGTAACAATTATATCTCAAGATAGAGATTTATATCAACTTTTGAAGAATGAATCAGTACAAATTATAGATCCAGCATCCAAAGAGATTATTACTAATAAAAAAATTGACGCCGACTTCTTCTTATTTGAAAAATTGTTTCGAGGAGACCAAAGCGATAACGTTCAAAATGCTTACCCAGGAATTCGTAAAACGACTATAGAAAAAGCATTTGTTGACTCGTATACAAAAACCAATTTGATGAAACATACGTGGACTGATATTAATGAAAAAACTTATCTAGTTGAAGATTTATTTGAAGAAAATCGTTTGTTAATGGATTTGTCCCAACAGCCAGATTACATTCGTGAACGTATGTTTGAAGTTGTAAAAAAATCTTTTCAAGAAAGATCAAAATATTCACATTTCCATTTTCTTGGGTTTGTTGGAAAATATAATCTTAGAGAAGTTTCCAAAAAGATGGATTATTTAATTCCATTGTTAAGTTCTTAATTCTATTCTGGAGGCGGTGGAGCAAATGATTGTTTTTTTGGGGGAGAATCAGGTTCTTCTTGGGGTTGATCAATTTGAACATTACGTTCATTTTGTTGTTTTTTATTGACCATGGCCATCCAACCAGCGCCACCTAATAAATATGAAAGATAAAGACCAAAAATATCAAAATTTAATTTTCCAGTATCAGATAGTTTAATTGTAATCCATGTGCCGACAATTAGACCAATAAGGTACCCAACCTTATATGGAGTGACTTTATTCGTTTTTGAATCAACAATCAAATCTTCCCAGTTAACTTTACTATTGACATTTTTATGGGCTTTCATAAACAACCAGACGAAAAAGCCTAATATAAAAAGCACAAACCATGTAGAAGCACTAAAGGGTATTGCTTCGAAAATAGCTACAGTTTTTGCTAGAATAGTTTCAAACATAAAAACGTCCATTAAAAGTGTCCAAAGTATTTACTATAAATAACAAAAAAGGATAATTTTAATGCCTCAGGCAACTCGTATAGGAGATCCATATAGTGATGGTGATAGTCAGGCGGCTGGATCGGGGAATGTATTTGTAAACGGAATTCCTTTCGCTAGATTGGGTGATGCAACAACAGGTCATTCATGTTGGTCGCCCGCTAACGTAAGTTCTGGTTCTCCAAATGTTTTTGCTAATAATATAAAAGTTGGAAGAGTTGGGGACAACCATAGCATTCATTGTTGTCCTCCCCCTAAACTTATATGTCACGGAGGTACATTTACTGCTGGGTCTCCAGATGTATTAGTCAATCAATCAGTTTCCGGTGCAAATCCAACTGTCACTTTTGCGGACGCCGTAATGCGATTACAAGATGAAGAACCGGAAGTAGCACCTTTGCCTGCTAATGACCCTAGACAAATTAATAAAAATGCTGCGTATACGATTGCATTTGGACCTAAATTTGTATTTCAAAATAATACTCCTCCAGTGTTGGATCTAACCTCTCCTCCAAGTTCAGAAACTATTCCTTCAGATTGTGAGGATATTTTTAGCTATGTTGGAAGTTTTCCTGGAAGTTTTAGATTATCGGAACATTATGTTTTATCGCAATTAACTACGAATACTGTTGTAAGTAACTATCCTCTAATAGCGCAAGTTGGATTGACGCAACAACAAATTGTTTGTAATCTTAGAAAACTTTGTGTTAATGTGTTGGAACCATTGTTAAAATTGTATGGAAGTTTGCAGATAAATTCTGGGTTTAGACATGTAGGAAATGGAGCTACAAATAGTCAACATTTCAAAGGACAAGCCTCTGATATAACATTCTCTAATTTAGTGACTCCTGATGAGTTTAATCAACGTGCTATAGACATTAAAAATACAGGTTTATACGATCAATTCATTTACGAACAAAACAGACCATTGCGGAGTTCAATATGGTATCATATATCATATGCAGACGCAAAAAGAGGATCTGTACTAACAAAAAAAGCAATGTCTGACAAATATTTCAGCGGCTTATACGAGTTGTCATTTTAAAATGAGTGGCGCACCATCATATTCTTTTAGACCAAAGTTTACTGCTAGCAATAGTCCGTGTAGTTTGTATGTTACAGATGAAACAAAATCACGTAGAGCAGTTGGGGGTACATTTTTTAGAAGTAAAACAAATGGAAAAGTTGCGAATTACATTTATATTCAGGGTAATGTAGTTAGTGGAAATTATGTATTCACTGTAATTCAGAGAAGCCCATTATCACCATATCCAGTTTTATCAACCGAGACTTATAGTGTAATTTACGCAAATTCTACACCTCCTATACAGGTTCAGCCTCCTGGACCACCTCTTACTCCAACTCCGCCGCCCATCCCTTCTCCGTCTATAATATCATTACGAGAAGTGGTGAATCGTAGTAGTAAAATTATAGAAATGCCATCTCCTGAAACAGATTATGTTTTTAGAGGTAAATTTGATAGTAATGTATTTGATGAGATTCCTTCAATAGCATTAATTGGTGGTAATGGACCACCAATACCACCAGACCCAACATTTTTTTCTATTAGAACTGGGCCAGAGAGATTAATGTCATATGTCGTTCGCCGTGACGTTGGTTATGATCTTGTTCCAGTAGGAGAAACTTTACAATGGAATGGAGTTACATGGATTAAGTATACACCTTTTGTTACTTAATTTAATTGATTCGCATGGTCAATTTTTTGCCATATAAATAACTTCAAAGCAATAATCAAAGTAAAAAGGAGTAAATTATGGCTCAACAACCGATGTATCAACAACCAGTGCAAGGTACGACAACCATTAGAATGTTCAAGGGTCAATATCCTCACGTTTATTGGTTGGATCTAGAAGGTAATGGTACCTTAACAGAATGTGCAGTAATGAAAATATTTCCTAATGGGGATATTAATTATATTACACTTGCGTCCCTCGATGGGATTGATAAAGAACGTATACTCAGGATTATATCCAACCGAAATGCCCCTACGTATGAACTTTGGGATCTGATGTCTCAAATTACTTTGGGTAACGGTAAGAACGCGCTTGATTATTTCAGTCAACTCGTTCGTGCTAAGACGGCTTCTGGTGTTAATATGCCTATGGGTTCTGGTCGTATGGGTGTTCCATTACACTTGATGCAGGCTCCTGAACCAAAACCTCAAATGGCTCCTACGCAACAACCAGTTTCATAATAAAAAAATAAATTATTCGGAAAACGAAAAAGACTCATGTGATAATGTGAGTCTTTTTTATGGGGTTAATTTTCGTTCAATAATGGCTCCTACGCAACAACCAGTTTCATAATAAAAAAATAAATTATTCGGAAAACGAAAAAAGACTCATGTGATAATGTGAGTCTTTTTATGGGGTTAATTTCGTTCAATTTTATTTAAGTAAACATGCTATGAAAAAAATTATTATTGATGAAGAAAAAATATGCGAATTATATAAACAGGATATGCCTGTTAAAGAGATTGCTATTTCTTTCAATGTCTCAGTTATTCCAATTCAACGCATTCTGCGATCCAAAAATATTTTGAAACCACAATGGCTTACACATTTAAAATATCAATATATAGATAAAGTTTTAGATAAAAAATATATCAGTGAATTATATGAAAAAGAGTTAAGTACAGAAAAGTTAGGCCAAATTTTCGATTGTGGAATAGGTATGATTGTTTCTATACTTGATTATCATGATATATTACGCATCCCATCGTTTCAGTCTAGATCTATAAAAAATCAAAGAAATGCTGAACTTGAATTGACAAAGGAAAATTTTGAAGAGTTGTATATTTTAAAGAGATTGACTTTCGTAGAAGCATCTAAATTAATGGGAGTTTCTGTTGGGTATTTAAGAAAAAAATGTAAAGAATGGGGAGTTAAAATAAGAGAGGCGAGTGAAACTAGATTAAGTGATGAGTTATACTCTATTAAGAATGATAGGAAAAAATTAGAGGAAATGTATTCTACACATAACATTTCTGAAATGGCAGAACTATTAAAATGTCGTCATGAAACTTTAAGAGTTATTTTAATTAATCATGGTTTTGAAATTAAAAACAGTTTTATGGTTATGTCAGACACTAGCATAGAAGAGTCAAAAAATGAAATAATAGATTTGTATCTTAATACAGATATTAACCAAAAAGAATTAGCAAAAAAGTTTAATATTTCATTATTACGTTTAAGTAAATTACTTCGCAAAAATGGAATTGATACTAGAAAAGAAAATGAACGTATGTTTTTTATTAAGCATCCAGAACTTACCAAAGAAAAAATATTTTATTTATATTTAAATGAAAGAGTATCAACCAAAGAATTGGCAGATTTATTGGAAGTATCTAAATGTTATTTACCACGTTTACTTAAACGTTGGGGTTGTGAATTACGAACAATTAGCGATGCGAGTATATCTAAAAAATTATGGGAAATAAAAGATAATAAAGATAAATTAATTGAATTATATAAAAAATATAACATGACTCAAATGTGTGAAATGTTGGAATGTTGTATACAAACTTTAAAATCTGTTTTCGTTTCTCATGGGATTGACATAATAACCAAAAATCGATCTGTCTCTGAAATAGAGTTATATGATTTTATTACAGGGTTGGGTATTGAATGCCAGCATAATAACAGGAAACTTATACATCCTTATGAATTGGATATTGTTATTCCAAGTCATAAATTGGCTATTGAATATTGTGGTCTTTATTGGCATAGTGAAATTAATGGTAAAGATAAGATGTATCATCTTAACAAACTCAAATTGTGTACTGATTTGGGGTATAAACTGATAACAATTTTAGAGGATGAATGGATGACTAGGAAAGATTTAGTCAAAAGCAAGATACTTCATATACTTAATATGTCTCCAGCAATTAAAATAAGTGCTAGAAAGTGTAGGATTGTTGAAATTGACCCTAGTATAAAAAATGATTTTTTAGAAAAAAATCATTTACAAGGTAGAGATATTTCTTCAATAAATTTGGGATTATTTTACGGAAACAAATTAGTTTCTGTTATGACTTTTGGCAAAAATAATTTGTCGAAGGGTAGAAAAGTTACACAAGGTTCTTGGGAATTAAATAGATTTGCAGTTGATATTGATTATATTGTACGCGGCGCAGCCAGCAAACTATTGACACATTTCAAATTAAATTATAATTGGAATACAATTTATTCTTATGCCGATAGAAGATGGTCAAATGGAGAATTGTATAAAAAATTGAATTTTACTTTAACTCATAATACAGCACCAAATTATTGGTATGTTACGCCTAACGGTTCAAAACGACTTCATAGATTTAAATTCAGAAAGTCTGAATTGGTGAAACAAGGTTTTGATAAAAATAAAACCGAAAAAGAAATAATGATAGAACGTAATTACATGAAATTATGGGACTGTGGTAATATTCTATATACTTATTCTAAGTAAAAATCGTTTAGAATGAAGATCTTGCTACGCTTATTGTTAAAGTATATAAAATAGTTAAAGTTCTATTAGCTGCCTTCAAAATTGGGCTAAAAATTATATGAGTCAACAATCTATCCGCTTCTGTTGCAGGAGCAGTCGGGGCATTTTGTAATCCAGCAGGAACCCCAGGAATAGCAGTCAAAATTCCAGTAGGATAAACAAACGTATTTAAACTATTGAATAACCAATTACCCGGTGGAGCAAGAGGAACATCAATATCGATTTCACTCAACGCGCCCGTGGTAGCACTTGTGAAACGTAAGAATCCAAAAGTGTTAGTGGTGGGGGTTGGCGCTCCATCTATACTAACTGTAGCGCCTGTGATTGGACCGTTTAATAATGAAACCAAATCACTATATGTTATAACTCCCAAAGCACCAGAACCAGAACTTGGGGTAGTTATATTAATAGTTTGTAATGCACCACCGTCAACAGTAATTTGGAAAGTATATAAAGTGCTTGGAGCTAATCCACTATCATCAGTGCCATCTCGTGTGTCAACATTAGCATCTTGGTATCCAGCAGTTGCTACTTGAGGAAGCCCAGAAGTGAATAAACCAATTTCATCGAAAACGAACGTTCCTTGGGAAACTTGAACGTTTGGTGGACCTACCGTGTCGGTAGGGAATTCACCTGTTGGTTCGGATGGATTAAGAACACATTCAATTAAAACTTGGGTTGTGGTACCAAGTTCTGTGCTTCGAACGCCGGGACCGGATACGTTAGGAATTGAAGGAGGATCATTAGCGGGTACAGCACCTGGACCAGTACCAATCAAACCACTTTGATCGTCTACGATTTCTGAGTATACTTCATTGTAAAGTTGAGACTTCCAGGTATTAGGATCGGGAGGTTGTCCGTCATTTGGTGTCTTGTAAGTAATTTCAAAATTACTAGAAACAATGGTTCCTCCATTGCCGAATGCCATACGGTAAATCCATGAATTTTCTTCATGGGCCAATGCTCGACCGATTATGCGGGCCATGTTTTGGGGGTGTACAGCATTTTTCTTATTAAGCAATATGTTGTTAAGATCGTCTTTAATCAACACATGACCCGTAGCTTCAATGAATACTCTTTCTTGCTTCATAATAATTCCTCGTGACTATTGTTGTAGCATGCGTCTAACGCTAGTTGTAAGTTGTTTGATACAATTGTTAAATACCACAGGCTCAACCAAAATTTTTCCTAAATCATAATCAGCGATAAACTCTTTTGGAACATTCATAAAAATGAATATGCCTTTATTAGCTTCGCCCTTTTTGATAGAATCTAATTCATATCCATTAATTTTTAAACAAGCTGCTAAGATTATATCAGTTGTCTTGTATATGTCATGCATTTTATTTTACCTCTTTAAGTATTTATCTATGGACGATAGGTTATTGATGCAATGATTATTCCTGTGGCACCTTGTGTTACTGAGACTGATGCTACTTGAATTGTTGTTTGACCAGCATTGTAAGTTGATGAAACTGTAAAATATGTTCCGTCATTTGCCGATGTTCCATTAACACCAAACGCCCTTCCAGGAGTAAAGATTGTAGTCTTATCATCCGCGACTACGAAAACGTCGGTAGTACTATTTGCTGAGACTATTGAAAATTGTTGAGGTGGGTACGAAGAACCATAATGTTGTGCCAATTGGGCTAGTCTAGCATCATACGCATCAATGTCATAATATGGCATGTCCCAAGAATCAATAAACATTCCACCACGTTCGTTAGGCGTTATTATACCATCTTGAGTATCTTCTAATGGTAATTGATCAGCCTCCCATCCATTATTATCCCAAGCATAATCGTCGCCACCCCAAGGAATATAACTATCACCAACTGGTGGTATAAAAATAGTATCATAGAATCGAATACTTGATCCGTATATGAATTGAAGGTCTTCATCAATAAAACCAGAAATCGTTGTTTGTGATGCGTTTATACAAAGTTCTGGTAAATCCCAATTAGAACGATATATCGCATCTATTTGCCCATCAAAAATACTTGGATTAGGAAATATTTCAACGAAGTTTGAAGTAATTCTAGTTAAGTTATTGATGGCATCATAAGATGATGCTACGACTTGCCATTTTCCTTGATTTCCATTTCCATTGGTCCCATCTATTTTAAATAATGTTGTAGCAGGAAAACTCGCTGTATAATTACCAACTACGATAAATTGGCTTGCAGGAACATTAACTCTAAAGATTGTAAGAGTTAGAGTTGGTGGCCCTGATGGTGGAATTATAATGTTTCCATCTGTTGTGTTTTCAAACACATGTGTACCTATGACATAAGCATAATTGGCTTTCAAAGAACCTTTGTTTATATCTGGGTCGATAAAGATTGATCCAAAAGGGACTTTTACGAAAACATCTGTGTTAGGACCGTTAGGAGAAGCGGATATAATTTCCCACGCTCGGTTTGCTATAGAACCGTAGGTACTATCTATACTTCCTATTACATAAAGAAATTCACCAGGAGTGTTAAAATCAGATACTAAGTTACCTGTTATGGTAAATTTTTTGAGTGTTGTGTTAACTGCTATTATCGAGGAGTTGGGTGCGGCTTCGCTAGTTATAATCCATGAAGAATTGTTATAACTTTGAGTAGAATTAATAATCGTAAAACTGTCACCGTTATCATATTGATTAGTGAAGTCGTTACTAATTTTAAAGGTAAATGGAGAAACCAAACTCGGAACGTCGATAATAGTAAAAGATATTGGAAACGCAGAAATGAACTGTGCAGTTACTTGAGTGTATGATTTTAAAATATCTCCGTTTTCTCTCCATGCTAAAATACCATCAAAGGTAGAGCTTGGAATTGGTTCGACTGTAGTTATTTTAGTCGTACTATTAAATCCATCAAACAAAACGCTAGCTACTTCATATGTTCCATCATTTCCAGAGGAACCGAATATAGTAAAAGCGAAGCCCGTTGTAAATTTTAAGGTTTGATCTCCTAATATCCAAAATTCTTGAAGACCTTGATCACCATTTATGATTGTAGCTTGTTCATATTCAAATATTTTTACAAAATTAGGCGGTGAACCAATTTGATATTCAGAACTAATTATTTGCCAATAACCATTGTTAGCGTATGATTCTTGTAAAAGAAAAATGCCAGTGGTAATATTTCCATCTCCAGAAGCGTTAACTAGTATTGTCTCGTTAACAACAATATCTGTGTTTGCTCCATTATTTGTAGCGGATAAGACGGTATATACATCTTCACCATCTCCAGTGTTATTGGATACAATAAAGGTTTGACCTGTGGTAAAAGAAGTTGCGTGGTTGCCTGTAATCTTCCAGGTTCCATTCACCCCTGTTATGACTGCTGTTATAGTATAAACTATTGATGGGGGAAATACTAATGTCTTATCTTCTTCAACAAAGAAAGAAGTTGTGAATGGATCGATGAAAAGTATTGGATAAGCCAAACCGTCATCTACCGGAGTAATAATTCCTTTTGTGCCAAGGTCTGGAATGTAACTAATCGATTGATCTTCTTCACCATACGGTGCAACACCAAATCCTTCATCGCAAGCATATAACGCATCTCGATTTTGTGTGATCTCTCCGTCGAAAGCATTTGAGTCTAAAATTGTTACGTTAACATCATCATTAATAACAAAATCAGTAGACACTTCGGCGATTTTGCTGTGATAGGGTTTAATATCGAGAATGTAATCGATCAATCCTTGGATTGGGTCTCTATCAATTATTTTAGTCATCTAGTGCCTTTTGCGCCGTTTCGAGAAGTCTAATACCGTGTAGTGCTAGATAAGAAGTTTTAAATATTCCTTTCATTTGATGTTGTAAAGTGAGTGCATCCATCAATACAGAAAACCAAATTCTGTTAACTGTTTTTGCCGGGAATGAAGTGTAAATTGTATTCATAGCATCGATTATGTTTTCTGGTCTATCGAAGAAATAAATTTCAAAGAAAATGTCTCGGTCGATAGGACTAATATCAAAAGATTCATCTAAAATTTCTTTAGTTATTGTATTTACAGCTAAAGCACCGTCAACAAACGCTTGTTCATTACCCAATCCCCAACGAGTAGACGTACCATATTGATTATCATAAAATTCTCTATCTACCGATGGAACTGGTATGGTTGGATCAGCAAGTTTGTATCCAACTATAGACTCCGTGATTTTATCCCAAAGGTCGCGCGGGATTACATCAGTTTGATTTTGACGAATCATACCCCATTCTTCGTGTTTAATCTTCAAATCTATTCCATCTACTAGAATATCTCTTAACGTTAGATCTTTGACGAAACGAAGTTTATAACGGTCGTTTTCTTGAATAATATTGTTTCCAATACCATTTATGATGATTTCTGAATAGAATCCAGGGGTTGGATTTAGATATTCACTAGTTCTGTCTAATGTGTCAACAAGCGGTTCTGGACCAGAAAAATTCTTAAAGTTCTGAAAAAACATGTATGGTACTGGTATTTTTTTCATTTGGGATGCTGCTTCTGCGATGCTTAAATCTCTATCATCAGAAATAGTTTGTACACCTTGAACCCAGAAATAATATTTGGTAGAAACAATAATTCCTTGGTTATTTACTATGTTAATGGTGCTATACGGATAATCGTTTTGGTATTGAACGTTAGTAGACGAACTAGTTGCTTGAGCAAATTGTTGATCTTCCGTAAACACTGGTAAAGGCTTTATAATACGAACCGTGTCCTGTGGATTAAGTGTTGTGGTAACAGTAACAGTTTTTATTATAGAATCAGGAATTGGAGTAACGTCAACTGTTTGTTGAACTGTAGCTTCTTCGATAAAGAAACCGTTAATGTAAACGTTAACAACATCTCCAACAGCTACATCAAAATCGGTAATAATTAAAGTTTGTGTTGGTCCTACTAATACCATGTCGTATTCTTGGAAATAAGCATTGTCCAATTCAGTCCACGGACCCCAAACATTTGTTAGTGTGTTTAAATAACGAACATATAAGCGTTTGAGCGGCGTGCCTGTATGTTTCTCTTCATTTATAAGTGACGGATCGTTTGCATCTGCTGCTACAAGTTCGTCCCATTCCGATGGTAATACGTTGGATTCAACCCATTGGTATAGATTTATTGATGCCCAATCAGCAAGACTACCCCAATAATAGATTCGAGTATTCAAATCAAAAACTTTTTTATCATAATATGGTATGTACCCTAAGTTAGAAGTATCTAACCAAGTTGTTCCAACTTCAAGCTCATTCCACAAGTTAAGTGGAGAATATGTTGAAATATTGGTATCGAGGTTGTTTGAATACAATGCTGGATCACTATCTCTTACTAGATCGATTGCTTGTAATGATTCGGAATATTGTAATCCTATAGCAGGATGCCATAGCTGAATTTTGTCCAAGATCGTACCAGCCAAATAATCTATCAAAGTAATAGGACTAGAAGAATATTTGTTTACATTTAACAAATACACAGTGTAATCCAGTAAATTATATTCAGACCCCGGCGTGTTGTTTGGAGTAAACAACATCTTTAAAATTCTAGAATTGATGAATTCGTAATGTACATTATTAATAAGCAATCCAACTCGTTTTTCAATTAATATTTGACCGAATTTATTGGAGGTAAAAGTAACTTCCACTGTGTTATTAGAGGTTTCAATATAATCGACTCCAGGAGTTAACAAAGTTATCGAGGCTGGTAATATAGATTGATCAATAAAATAAACATCAATATTACGAGCACCAACTATAAAGTTAAATGTGGTAAGGAATGACACTGGAACGTTTGCACTAAATGACGTAGATATTGATGTAATTTGTCCGGTTCCATTGGAAAAAGTAAAGTTAACATCATCGACTGGGATATTAAGTCTAATGTAATAATTAGAATCATGTATTATGAAGTTTGGTTTACTTTCTTTTGCAATTGTTCTAGCGTCAAAGTAAAAGTTACCATTGCGACTGTTTTCACTAATTGCTTCTACTTGATCTGGTTGATTGAACCAACGATTTCTGTCTGCTAAAGTAACTTCAGTAAAAGTGCTCTCCAATGGATCACCTGGACTTGTGAACTGGAAACGAATTTGATTTCGTGTAACATCAGTCGTAAAAAGTTTAAGTTCTGGTGTAATCTTGGTTCGAGAATCACCATACTCAGCGAGTTTGTACGCCCAGAATTCATCGACCTCTGCACCTAGAAATAGTCTTGCATTAGTAAAAGCTTTGACTGCATTTATGGTGCCTTTGTTTTGGATCAATCCTTTCCAGAATAAAAATTTAGATTTTTCTGTTACTTGCTGAAGTTGATCCAAATATGCTGGATTTTGATATCCAACAGCGGCTCGCGCGTATTTTACATATGGTGCTTGCTCATTAACTACATACGTGTCATAGAATAAAGGAAGAGTTCCCACTGCTGCTTCGATGTTTTGAATTAGGTCATTACCAGATAAAAAGTAGCCACCCGCGTTTGGTCTAAATGTGTAATCAGACACACGTTCGAATGATATAGTAAATTTACCAACAGAAAGACCTAAGAATGGATCGTATATTAGATCTCCTTTGTCTGTGTAATCATTGAAAATTATAATATTTTCATATTCATCAACGAATAGTTTAATACCACCAATGTGGTTATTATTTTCTAATGATACCCCAAAAGTTTGTTCACCATTAACTTCATAATTACTACCAACTGGAGTTGGTAAATAAACTCTAGTTTTCTTATCTTCTCTTAATGCAACAACGCTTTTTTGTGGAAGCGGTTTCCCATTTTGGTCATAAACCGATGGGCTTGTCCGAATGTCAGAAAATGGACCACTGATAACGTTTGAAACGATGCCTCGATCTGGTTTAAACCAAATGGCATTTTTGAATGGGCTTACTTCGACGAGAGGTACGTCTGGTATACCAAGTTCTGGTTCAAGTACGGCAATGGTAGAAGTGCCAAGACCAGTATAAATTGTGTCTATCATTTGTTCGATTTCAAATTGCCAACTTACCAACTGTTGTGTTTTTTTATTAATTTCAGATAAGGACGGATCATTAAAGACGAAACCAATTGATCTGGCGAAATCCGCATATCCGTAAATAAAATCAAGTAAGTTTTGAACACCAGTTATTAAGAATGGTGATAAGGTTTCGTAAATGATTCTAGTAT